AATACAGGTAATCCAAAAGAATCAATGAATCCTTCGTAGTTCCATTCCATAGGTATGAACAAAGAATATAGTCCTGAGCTAGTTTGCCCATTGCGGTTTCTGTTTGTGACATCTGATGCATAATAAAGTTTTTTAAAATTTCCCCCACCTTTTTCTAAAGCGTTGGATGTTGATCCCATCATACACTTACCAACTATCTTGCTACCTAAACGTAAACAGGTTTTTGTAACCCTCCAGTTATTTAATATATTATCTGGCTTTTCCCATTTACCACTTTCATCGTGTACTAATAGTTTTAATTTTTCACCATCATAAGAGTTATCTCCTGTATTCTTCCAGTCAATAGTTGTATCTAATCCTTCTAGTTCCTCCTGCGTTTCACCTTCGTTAAGTTTACGTCTGGTGAGCCTTGACGCGGGTACCCTATAGGCGAGCTCCGTTTTTGGCCTGTCCATACCGTCTTGTATGGGTTTGAAAAAGAACGGATAGTTGCTCGAAATTGGTACAACCTTATCTGTGAACATCTTTTTCGCATCGGCACCAGATTTGGACAATATCCCAAACCGTGAATCCGTTGATATGGTTGCCATGTTAACTGTCTCCCCTGACGCCATGAATGAAAATCCTGAACGTCTGTTCTTGAGATACGACATTCCATAACAGCGGTTGTCTGCTTTGCAAGCTTCCCAGAATAGGAAGAATATTCTGTTTGATTCCCTATAATCTGCTGCCCCAACATCAATCTTGGACCACTGCAAGTACATGTAGTGAGTACCAGTAATATAAGTAGGAGTACCATTGTTATAAAACCAAAATCCTTTTTCTCTTTTTTCAAACTCTTTGTCTATATATTCATACCACTTTTCTTTGAAATCAGTTGGATATTTTTCCCAATCAAAAACGCTTTTAATTTTTGATAATTCTTTTGGGTATTCTAATCTAGTCCAAACTTGATCCTTAGCATCCTTAGCGCATTTATAAACGCTTTTAGGTACAAGCGGTAAAGCTATTTTTAAGTTTTGAATCTCTACAATTTCACCTATAGTTCCATCTCCACTTATTATAACTATATCATAATCAGAGTTATAGCCTTTTTCCCACTTTTTATATCTGTTATTTCTTTTTAGTACTGTTGGTTTTATATGATCTTTAACAGTACGTATTAATGTTTGCTCGTACATTATTTAGATCTACCTTCAGCAAAACCTTTAAAAGATTTTTCTTGTTTAACTTCTTTTGGTTTATCTTCCAAAAGTCTTTCTTCTTCTTCTATTCTATTAAGTATTTCAAAAGCATCAAAAATAGCTAGCTTCTTTGTAGCTGCAGCGTTTTTTAATCTATCAGCAGATATATCATCATCTGAGTCAACTATTTTTTCTTTAGCTACTTGAATTAATTCCTCAACTGCTTTTTGCCCAGCTAGGATTATATTCTTTTTCGTCTCCTTTGTATTCATACTTTAATAAAATATCATTAGATTCCATACAGTAAAGTCGCTGATCGTCAACTATGAATTCAAATTCTCTATTGCTTTTAAATCCAACTAAGTCTCCTTCGGCTATTTCTAGCGCTTCTAACGAACTATTACCAATTTTTAATATACCAATATCCTTACGCTCTTTATCTATTGAGAAATTATCATTATTCTCTATTGGCATTAAGAAACATCTGTTACCTACAGGTTTCCATTTACCATTTCTTTTGTATAAATAAATTTGATCTGGTTGGCAAAAGTAAAGATTTTCTTTAAAAAGTTTACTACTGTCTACAGCTTCTCCTTTTTGATTATAATATCTTCTAAATACGTTGTGGTGAATTATAATGGTATCACCAGGTTGTATTGACGTCTTTAATGATAGAGGTACAGATACCACCTCTGCTGTCCTACTTATAAACTTAAAATTTTCTATGTTAGAATTTAATATAAGTTTTTTACCATTAACGTTTATATCGTTTTTATATCGTCCTTCTATAGGTTTAACTATAAAGTCAAAAACACTTCTCATTAGTATTTTAAATCATATTCAACAGATATAGCCATGTTAGAATTAAATTTCTTCCATGGCAATACCTCGTTGTCCTTTTTTATGTGTATACTATAAGAATTGTTAGATTCATCGTGTAGTATATGTGATATTTCGTGACCACCATACACTGATTGACCCAACGCGTAATGCATTGCATCGTTTTTATAATCAGAACCTATACTAATTTTTCTTATAATAGATGACATAATTACTCTGCTGAAGCTTCTTCTTGTTTAACTTCTTCAAAACTACCGTCCTCTAGATTAATTGTAATACTTCCGTATTTATTTTCTAGCTCAGACTTTTGTTTTTCAACATCAGAATTGATTTCTGCAATAGCGTGTAATAAAGAGTGCTTTTGAGTTTCTAAAAATCCTACCTGTGAAACAGATTGGTTTAATTTACCTTGCAACTCTTTTAATAATGTTAATTCTTCTTCTGTGATCTTGTTTTCCATTTGATTTAATTTAATTGTTTTAGACATTTTATTTATTACTATTTATTATTACCTGATTGTTTAGACTTTTCCCAAGTCCTTCCTACAAAGTAGGCACCGTATACCGTTATTAATAATGACTGAAATATAGGTATGTATTGCGTAGCAACTTTGAATCCACCAATATTACCATCAAAAAAAGATAACGCAGTGAAAATTATAGTTAAGTATATTAGAACTAATGGGCGTATGTTTTTAGATAAAAAACTATCACTAGCCATATCAGCCTTCCAACGATCAGTTACTTGAGCTTGAGCGTCTTTATCAGCTTGTTCTAATAATTCTTGTATTTTATGCTTAGCAGCTAATCTTTCTTCATCCGTAGTGGTTAGCTTGTCTATTACACCACCAACGTCTTTAATAAGACCACCTGTTAAAAGGCTTAGGATTTTTTTCATTTCATTGACTCGTTTATAGCTTCAGCGAAAGTTCTTTTTTCTTTTTTGCTTCTTGGCCCAGCAGAGTAAGAAATTGAATTACCACTTTTGTCTACTAATTTGTATTTGTTAATTTGACCTTTTTTAGCTGTAACTTCATACTTGCCCTTAAACCTTTGCTTAATCTCTTGTAATCCAGGTATTTCACCTACTTTTGCTTTTGACTGCTTTTCTTTTGGACTAGGATCACTAGGTCCAGTTTTGTAAAAAGGTGTATTCTTTGTTGAACTTTTCATGTCTGTAGTTTTATTATATGCTTCTTTTTCCCAAGGTAGATTTTTAGCTCCTTCATTCATTACTGATCTAGGATACTTCTTACCTTTCCAATAAACGTTATCGCCATCATAATCTAAATCTCCTCTACTCATTTGATCTAGATGCACTTTTTCGTGCTTTATAACTTCTTCTTTATCTTTACCGCTTAGGTGTTTATCTATTAATATAGAGCCATTGTTTAAAGCTTGACCCATAACACCTTTCTCAGTATCAACCTGATATATAGGAGTGTTATCCATAGACAGCTTACCCATCTTCATACTGAAAGCCATACTAGTATTTGCTACAGCTTTTTTTATTCAACGGAGATCCAACACTTGATTTACAATGTTTTGACATAAAAGAACCTTTAACATATAAAGGACTTTTTGCTTTACCTTTTACTTCTACTTTTTCTTTGTTTTTCATAGCTTTTGTTTTACCATTTAACTTTATCCGCCCAGTAAGCAGCAGACATTTTACCTTTTTTAATATTTTTAGCGTGCCTAGCTCTAAAACTAGCTCTTCTAGCTTTAGACTTTGAATCTGTTTTTTTACCAGCACCGCTTACACCTGCTTGACCAAACCTGATTATTTTTTCTACACCACCAGAACAAGCTTTAACTACGTGAGACTTGCCTCCGCTTCGTTGAGCTTTGGGTTTATTACAAGCCATTTTAGATTTATCTAGTTTTGCCATTATTTATTTTTTTTAATATTAATCCATTTACTTATAGTGTAACCTATTGAAAGCAATAATAAAAAAATCTTTAAACTCATCTCTATGTTTGTAAGAGTTGTAACTCCTAGAGTCAATGTATTTGCGAAGTATAATTTCAAATCACTCATTTCGCTCTCTTGGTAATTGGTCCAGCTTTATAGGCTACAGGTGATTTTGATATTTCCATACCGTTTATACCTGAACTAGATCCTTTTTTATGTGGTCTACCCGCTTGACTTAATGGTCCGTCCCATAAAGTATTTTCTCCAACAATTCCGTTTTTTCCTTTCATAGTTTTATTTTTTATAGCCACAGCTCTTTTTAAACAATGGCGCGTTAGTTCCTAAAGAATTTTGTCTCTGTGTTACATCACCATGTATAGACTTAGCGTAGTTTCTAGATCCATCATTAAACAATGGTTTAGCTGAACCTAACTCATTAGCTGGTGGTGGTGGTGTAGTAGTAAACTGAACAACTTCTCCAGCCATTGGATCAATTTGTTCATTAATTAGTTGATTATTCATAGTTATCTGTTTTTATCTTTGTTTACGTTTTTTATAGAAGTTATCAAAACTTTATCGGTGTATGTACCACCTTTCATTATGACATTTCTTTTAGTACTAGTAGGTATATCTTCTGTACCTATCATAATTCTATATATTCTTTGTATAAGTTGTTTACCTTTAAAAGAAACTTTATATATATGATACTTTTGAGTAGTTCTATTTCTAGGCCTCCAAACTTGCACCCAATCTTCTTTCAACAACTTGTTCCACCTTCTTTTATCCCAGCTATAAGAATAAGAACCATCCATAAAATCTTTTTTTGTAAAAAGATCAATACAGTCTAGGTATATTAAAAGCTCTAAATCAGCATCAGTTAAGTCGTTGTTTCTACACGCCCACTTTCTTATAATTCTATAATGCTTTAATAAGTTTAAATCTTTAATATCGCTAGCTTCTATTCTCATAAAACAATTACAACATCTTGCAGTCTAATAACATAGTAGACATCGTTATCTATTTCAACCCTATGACCAGCGTGCTTATCATAAAAA